AGTTTAAAGCTAGGTGGTACACAATCAGGACGTCTAAGTTCTAGCGATCCTAATCTACAAAACTTACCTAGTGGAAGTCTATATGGAAAAGCAATTAAGTCTTGTTTTAAGGCACCTAAAGGGTGGCTATGGGCAGGTGCTGACTTTGCATCTCTAGAAGATAGGGTTAATGCAATCCTAACTAAAGACCCTAACAAAATTAAAGTCTACACAGACGGATATGATGGACATTGTTTGAGAACTTTTGCATACTTCAAAGATCAGATGCCTGATATTGAAGATACTGTTGAAAGTATTAATTCAATAGACACTAAATACCCTAAGCTAAGACAAAAATCTAAAGGACCTACTTTTGCGTTAACGTATAACGGTACATGGAATACTTTAGTAGCGAATAGTGGATTTACTCCAAAAGAAGCTAAACAAATTGAATCTAATTATCATAAACTTTATACAGTATCTGATAAGTTTAGTAACAAGAATGTAAAATTCGCTAGTAAAAACGGTTACATGAAACTGGCGTTCGGAATGGTAATAAAGTGCCCAATGTTGTCTATAGTCGTCAATAGAGACCCATCAGGGAGAAACACACCCTATGCAGCTATAGCAGAAGCTAGAAGTGCAAACAATGCTGTGACACAGTCCTGGGGTATGTTAATTAATAGAGCTCTAATTGCAACAAATGATGCTATAGAGTCTTCAAATTTCCTATATGATATACGTCCTATCAATACAATTCATGATGCTGCTTATTTTCTAGTTAGAGATACACCTGAAGCTATTCAGTTTCTAAATGACACTTTAATTAAAGAGATGCAATGGAATGCTCATCCGAGCATTCAATCGAAAAATGTTTTTATGGAGGCTGACCTAGAAATAGGTAAGTCTTGGGATAAACAAACTAGTCTACCTAATGGAGCTAGTTTAGAACAAATTAAAGAAACACTAAACACCCTGGGAGGGTAAACATGAACATTGAATACAAAAAATTACACACATTATCTTTACACGCTTCAATAACTGTAAGTGAACGTTTAACCGTTACACGCGTACCTGGAGGCCTTATTTACTATTTTAAAGATCTTGATTTTACAACTGAAGGATTTAATGTAGCAAATAGTGTATTCGTCCCTTTTACTGATTTTGAAAGTAATGGTAAAGGTGTATTCGGATAATGGCTTTTACATACACAAACAACAGTAATGTCAGTCTTCCATTAGCCGTATGGTTAATGCATGATGACTATGACTACGATAGTAGACCTAATGTAATTAGCGCTACATCATTATTAAAACCCACTAGAGCATTAGTCCTCAAACGTCAGAACGCAGGGTTAGATAAGTCAGTAGATATCACAGATTTAGTTAGCGCTCGTATGGGATCAGCTATTCATGCTATTGCTGAAGAAGCATGGTTAAATAAAGATAATATTAAGAAAGCCTTATCAGCTATGGGAACGTCGAACTTATTTGATAAGTTTGTTATTAACTCTGACACACCAGTAAGTGGAGACCAAATTCCTGTATACATAGAACAACGCCATGAAACTGCCGTAGACGATTACATCATCTCAGGTAAATATGACCTTGTACTAGATGGCACTATCTCAGATTATAAGAGTACGTCTGTATGGACATATATCTATGATTCTAATGCTCTTAAGTACACCCAACAGGGCAGTATATACAAGTGGTTAGCTCCAGATAGAATTACCGATAACAAGATCAGTATTCAATTTATTTTTACAGATTGGTCAGGTGCTAATGCTAAAAGAGACTCTAAATACCCTCAATCACGCGTTCTAACTAAAGATTACCCATTATGGTCTGTTGAACAAACGGATAAGTTTATTAAAGATAAGCTTAAGTTAATTTCTGAGTTGAAATCGCTGCCACAGGATGCACTTCCTGAATGCACTTCCGAAGAGTTATGGGAATCTCAAACTAAGTATAAATATTTTAAGAATCCTACCAAAATGACGAGAGCAACTAAAAACTTTGACACTATGGACGAAGCAAGCGCTAGATTATCAGCTGATGGAAATATTGGTGTAATTCAAACTGTGCGTGGAGAAGTTAAAGCATGCCGCTACTGTGAAGTAGTAGACATTTGTACACAAGCAAAAAATTTACAAGCACAAGGGAGACTAGTATTATGAATTTAGACGCTAAATTACTAAAACATCTAGCTATATTTTGTGAAAATGTTGCATTAGATATTGATGCACATCTAAATACTCCTAAAAGCACAGTTATCATACCTTCAGATAAACTAGGTACCACTATAGCCACACTAAAAAGTATGACTAAAGAAAAACCTAAAATTAAAACTAAACGTAAGAGACGAGATACAACTCGACTCACAGTCAAGCAATGTGCTCTAGTTAAACAAATGCGTAAAGCTAATCCTCATTTATTTGATGATCAATTCGGTGAAAGGATGAATCAAGAATTCGGTCTTAGTAAATCAACAACTACCTGGCGTAATGTTGTATCAAGAAATACTGAATATTTTAAATCACTAGACTACTAAATTATGGACGATCCTAAATATAATAAATTATCTGAAGAGATAGTCGATATTCTTGTCGCTAAAACTCAGTCGCAGAATAGACACTTCTTCCGAATTTTAGTAGCATACTATCTTTCAAAAGTAGCATCTATGATGCGTTGTAACATTGAAACTAAAGATAGAGGTGTCATCCCAGTTAATACCTATGTATTAAACTTAATGCCCTCTGGAGCTGGTAAGGGTTTTTCAACTAACATTATTGAAGAAGATATTATTGAGGGTTTCAGATTAAACTTTTTGACACATATCTTGCCTGAAGAAAGTGCTAATGAGTTATCTATATTAGCTAATTTAAGAGCTGCTAGAGATCCTGAATTGTCACAAGAAGAGGCTATGACAGATGTGCAAAAAGAATATGACGCACTCGGCAATCTAGCATTCAGTTTTGATAGTGGAACATCCCCAGCTGTAAAGCAGATGAGACAAAAATTGCTTATGTCTAATTGTGGATCTATGAATCTAGAATTGGATGAGGTAGGGTCTAACCTAACTAACAATGCTGAAATGCTAAATACCTTTTTAGAACTTTATGATGTAGGTAAAGTTAAACAGAAATTAACAAAGAATACTGCTGATAATAAGCGTGGGGAAGAGCTTACAGGTAGAACTCCTACCAACATGATGTTATTTGGTACTCCTACTAAATTACTTGATGGTAGTCGAGTAGAAGACGAATTCAAACAAATGCTGGAAACGGGCTATGCTCGTAGAATGTTATTTGGCTATGACACCACAGTCAATAATGTACACCAGCAAACAGCTGAAGAGTTGTATGATGCCTTAACTAATACCAATGTATCTAAAGATACTTTACGTATTGAAAGTCTCATAACTAATCTTGCAGACAGGGCTAAGTTTAATACTGTGCTTACTATGAGTAAGGTAGATACCATACACTTACTGCAATATAAAATAACCTGCGAAAGTTTATCCAGAGATCTTAAACCTCATGAAGAAACCCAGAAGGCTGAACTCGCACACAGATACTATAAAGCTTTAAAGTTAGCAGGAGCTTATGCTTTTGCTGAAGGATCCTCTGTAATTGCTAAGGAACATCTAGACAGTGCTATACAACTAGTCGAAGACTCAGGTGAGCATTTCAAACGCATTATGTGTAAAGAAGGGCCTTATGCTAGATTAGCTAGATACATTGCTGATGTGGGGCGTGAGATTACTCAAGTTGATCTTGTAGAGGAACTGCCATTTTATAAAGGGCAGGAATCCCAAAAGAAAGAAATGTTGAAACTGGCAATTGCGTATGGGTATAAGAATAATATTATTATTCGTAAAACCTACGTGGATGACATTGAGTTCTTATCAGGAGAAGCTCTACAAGAGACTGACCTAGATAACGTACATGTTAGTTATAGTACTGATATCACTACAGGTTACGTTGAGGGTGTTGGTGCGTTTAGCGCATTAAATAACCTAGTATGTACTACAGGACACCATTACACAGCTCACAACTTCTTAGATGGTTACAGATCATCAGAGAAAGCTATTCCAGGCTTTGACCTACTAATCTTAGACATTGATAGCGGTACAAGCGTTAATACAGCTATGGAGCTGTTAAGCGACTTCACAGCGATGTACGCAACTACAAAACGACACACTGAAGATAAGCACCGATTTAGAGTTATATTGCCTATGTCTCACTACATTAAGTTAAGTCCTAAGGACTATTCAAAATTTATGGAGAATGTGTTTAATTGGTTACCTTTCGAAACTGACACAGCTACTAAAGATATTGCACGTAAGTGGATGTCCCATAATGGAGAATGTCACTTCAACACAGGTGAATTAATTGATGCTACGTTATTTATACCTCAGACTAAAAAAGCTATGGAGCAGGAAAAGATCCTGTTAGATGCTAAAGGTATGGATAATATGGAAAGGTGGTTTGCTTCACGTATTGAAGTAGGCAACAGAGCCACTATGGTTATCCGTTATGGTTTTATGTTGGTAGATAATGAACTACCTCTAGACTTTATTATGTCTAAGCTTCATGGCTTTAATGATAAGTTACCTGATCCATTGACCAGGGAAGAACTAGACACAAAGATACAAATCTCAATATCGAGAAAGATGATTCAAAAGGAGAGTATGCATGAATAACAACCTAGTATTGTTATGCGGTAAATCCGCAACAGGAAAATCAGCCAGTTTGGTTGATATCAAAAACCCAAAAGGGGTAATGTACTTAAATTGTGAAAACAATAAGAAGTTACCTTTCAACTCTAAATTTCAAGAATATACAATTACGGATCCTACAGATGTGCCTGATGCTATTGACTCAGTACAAGATAATGGTGACATTCACACTATCGTCATCGATAGTTTGACATACCTAATGGATATGTTTGAAAGTACCAAAGTGCTAACTTCATCTAATACGATGAAAGCCTGGGGTAGCTATGCCCAGTTCTTAAAGAATCTGATGGCACAAAATGTAGCCAACTCTAACAAGAACATCATTTTCATTGCACATACATCAGATGTATTTAATGAATCTGAAATGGTAAATGAAACTATGGTTAAAGTTAAAGGTTCTTTAATGAACACAGGTATTGAGAGCTTTTTTAGTACGGTGATCGCATGTAAGAAATTACCTTTAAAAAGTATTGAAGATTCTAAATCTAAAATGCTCAAGGTTAACGATGAAGAGGAGTTACTTGGATTTAAATACGTGTATCAGACACGTCTAACAAAAGACACTGTAAATGAGCGTATTAGAAGTCCTATGCGTATGTGGGGTATTGAAGAAACCTATGTTGATAATAACTTACAGCATGTGCTAGATAAATTACACACTTACTACGATGCCTAGAGCATTAAACAAAAAACAGAAGCAAATACTTAATAGGTATAACTACTGTACTCACGAAAGTGATCTCCCTAAAGACGTTTTAGGTCAAATAATTGACTTAAACAACTATGATGAGGTGTACATGGATGTAACAAGGTATTTATATGATACTTACGTACAACTGAATGGTACACCTCTCAAAAAACACTCGTGAAGGGGTGTAGGTGTTTATGTGTAAGCACATGGTTTAGCCTGTAATCTCTGGGAGGGTATTACGAAGTAAACTTAAGAGGCATGTCATAGGTATGGACATTAACTTACCTACCAAATTACGGAGAAAAAATGAACGATACTAAACTAGTAACAATCAAAACTTTAGTTGAGATGTTGGATAAAAACACACCTGAACTAAATTGCACACTAATAGCTGTGGTAGATAAAGAAGGACGTCATATAGAGTCTCCAGACAGTATCGAAGCAGTAATACAATTTGAGAATAAATAATGTTAAAACATATGTTAGAAAATGCCGCACAGACGTGGCGGAAAAAACAACTAATTAGAGCTGAGGTAGCTTCAGCTATAGGTGAATATAACCTTTCTGAAACAGCTGAAGACATTTACATATTTGCAGCAGCTAGTAAAGCAAATATTTCAAATATACGTCAGCACAGTTATTTTGCTAATAAGTCCCACTCAACCATTAAACGAGCAGTTATTGAGCTAAAAACTCATAACTTATTGAAATCCGTAGAAGATACAATAGACAGGCGTGTTCAGTGGTTAATCCCTACTGATTAGTTTTATGGGAAACAGGAAAATAAGAGACTACGTACTTTCAGATGGATCTATAACTAATGCTCCTAAGGTCGCAGCCAAAGCTAATTTACACATAACCACAGCAAGGTGTCGACTAGCCAGAACAGACGATCCTAAATTGATTTACGCTGCTAAAAGCGAGAACAATAAAAAAGGTAAGTTTAAATCCTACATTCTAGATGATGGTAGTGTTTGGACCATTCCTGAGATCGTAAAAAAAGCAGGCATAACTAAGCAATGTGCAGCGGCTAGATTACATGTGTCTAAGGACGCAGCAAAGGTATTACGCCCAAAAGTATTTGTGGAAGGTGAATCTTCTAAAATAGCCAGTAGGGCCATCACACGCCGTATGTACTTTGACCCAGATGGTTTTTGGAAGATATTTAACAGAATTTAGTAAGAATGAGGGCAACGGGGGAAGTCCCACTGATGAAGCAGCCTTAAACTAATTATCCAAATACTACGGTTTGGGTGTTAATGAAAGATAACTACTGTGAAGATCCCAACTAATTATTTATAACAAAGGTAAAAATGAAAAATAAGATTAAAGAGTTTTTTACGAGTGAACCTGACTATGACCTAAGATGGTTATTTATTACTGTTGTGTTACTGGTACTAATTACCTTAAGCACTAAATCAAAAGCTTATGAACCATTCCCCGCTGATGTTATAACCATGGATGTCACTAAATCATATGGTGGCGGTGGTACTTTTTTATGTCCTACTGTACGAGATTGTTTTGTATACACACGCTACGCAGAGCAACGCGGTGCTAATCAGTACTGTGAGTCAGTTGTTATTAAACGTAATGGTGTAGTCGTTTGGTCAAAATATTTTTACAAAAACAAATACTAATGAGCAATCTACTAGAACTTCCTGAGGATTATTGGGATAGACAAGCTAGACAAAATAACTTATTAGAAAAGCTGCGTAAGCTTAAGCGGGAAGAAAATGAACAAAGGCAAATTCTGTTGGCCAGACGGTACAGGTAAACAATATTGTATATCTGCAGAAGATATGTTTGATGAGGATGTAGGAATTATTCTTGCAGACGTTTGGGAAGAAGAGTATCCTATTCAAGATAGCTTAAAAATTCTTGAGGAGATTACCAATAATGAAAGTAGTATTTCATGTAACACCTGTACCAGCAGCAAGACCTAGAGTGACTAGATGGTCTACCTTCTACCCAAAGAAATATACAGAATTCAAAGCAGCTATGGAAATAGCTAAAAGTGATATACATTGTGTACCTTTAGAGAACAACGTATACGCTAAATTAGACTTCTTTGTTAAGATCCCTATGTCGTGGTCTAAAAAGAAAAAAGAGTCGAAACTGGGTAAATATTGTGATAATAATGCAGATATTGATAATTACTGTAAAGCCATAATGGATTCCTTAAACGGGAAATATTATTTAGATGACAGGCAGGTAGTAATGTTACGTGCCCGTATGTTTTGGTCTAACACCCCAAGAATCCAATGTGAGTTTTTACCAATACAAGAGTAGATTATGAAAAACTTATCTAGAGAAGAATTATGCGAAGCACTAGCTGAAGACTATGCAGATAGAGCAGCAAAAGGTGGAAACGATTACACTAAGTCATACGTACATTACTTAGAAAGGTGTTTATTACGCAAAACTACAGATTTACTACAACAATATAAAGTACAAGGATTACATAATTTAGGCTTTATATTTTAAATTCGGTATGTAGATGGTGAAACGTCTTTGGGAGGGTTTACTCTTGAGGAATAGAGCCCACCTACATGCTGAGAATGTTAACACATTAGTTGAAGATGAATACGCCATCTCTAGCCCGAAGACTAAACTTCCTAGGGCCAGGTTCATAAGACGGTAAAGGTTGCTACCGTGCGTATAAGTAACCACTTAAGCCAAGGTTCCGAGTGGATTACTTTCATTTACACTCTCCCACCTTAATGAAGGTTCGTATGTTTCCTAAGATGCTGTAAAACATACCCCCCTTTCTTTTAACTCTCAGGAGCATAAAGCAAAGTTGACGGCCTGGCTCACTCCGATATGGAGCCTCTAATTTAAGAACACATAAGTACGTCGGTCCTGTTGGCCAACTCCTTGTTAAGAGCTAGTTTGAGAGTACTAGTGTGTACAAACTCTCACCAAACTATAACTAAGGGTTCTCCGAACCCTTTGTAAGAAATTAATTTAAAACGCTATAGAGTATGTTGTCAACTTTATGGTTTTCTATTATCGACAACAATTACAAAAAGGAAAATATTATGAATTTTGGAAACCTAAAAATTGATGATGATGTTAAATTAGATGAAGATACCGTTGGTGGTGGTTCATTTACGTGGGACTCTGGTGTATACGATTGTATCGTGGACATGGCATACTTAGACGAGTCTAAAGGTGGAGCTATGGGCTTACATGTAACTTTGTTAAATGGCACTAAGAAGATGAAAGAAACTTTATGGATCACTTCAGGTGAACTAAAAGGTCAGAAATCTACATACATTGATGCTAAAGGCACTAAACGCCCATTGCCTGGATATACACAAGGTTTAAACCTTTGTATGTCTGCTATTGATTTAACTTTAGAAGACGCAGCTAATGCATCTGAAGCTAAAACAATCAACATATACAACTTTGATGCTAAAAAAGAGATGCCTACTGCTAAAGAACATGTAATGACTAACCTAATTGGTAAAAAAGTTAAAGTTGGTATTATTAAGCGTATCGAGAATAAGCGCGGTAATGATGGTACTGGTAAATACGTTGACTTACCTGAAACTCGTGAAGTAAATGTAATCTCACAATTCTTTTATGCTGACACTGGCTTATCCGTAATGGAAAAAGCTAAAGGTGATACTGAAGCTAAGTTTATTGAAACGTGGACAGCGGCTAATGCAGGTAAAACTCATGACCGTTCTAAAAAAGTTAAAGATTCTGTAGCTACTCCAGCAGCAGGCACTAAAAAACTATTCGGTTAAGGGGTTAGGTATGAAAATTAGTTTAAATAGACATGATCTTCATACTGCTATCCGCGAGTATCTAACTCACCGTAATATCGCTACAGATACTACAGAGTTAGATATTTCTATTAAAGCTGTTAAGGGTGGTCAACCCTCAGCTGATATTAGTGTCGTGGATAACGTATCAACTAATCATAACCCAATAGATACTACTGAAAGCACCCAGAAGACGGACTCACCATTTGGTGATCGCCTGAAAGGTGTGTAGTGAGTAACTGGTTAGAACACGTTAAGCTACTACTGTTCACAATTTTGTTATCTGGGGTAGTGATCGCTGGCATTGTATTAGCAGCGATTGCCATCCCTATAGTGATAGGTATAGGTATTGTATTAGCTAGTTACGTAACTATACGAGTCTTAAATGAAGACTCAAAACACTAACTTACCAACCCTCACCCATACTGATTTCCCATGCTGGTGGAATAATAACTTCTTTTAAGATTTTAGCTATTCCACCATCAGTAGGTAATAACTTACCTCCAAGTATTGAGGAATCTGTTATATCAGCAAAGTCTGCATCTAGAGCCACTTCAGTAGCTAAGTAAGCCATTAAGTTCAACGGCTCTTTTCTAGCTAAATTCGTAACCATTGATTGAATTCTTAAGAAGTATCTAACAAACATGATAATTCCTAGGTCATTCATATATTGAATATTACGATTCATAGGCTGATCATAGTTTACGAATAATCTAGTGATTAGACTCCAAGCTTCTGTGTGTGATGCACCTTGCTGTTCAGTTTTATGCTTATACATAGCGTATCTAAATAGAAAATCAGATATCTGTGTTGCATGCATGGCTGATTTACCCAACTTACTATCAGGTGACATGTACGCCATACTAATTACATTTGATATGGACTTAGGTACTGTTACGCCTGTTTTGTCTTTTATCCACTTTCCTGTCTTAGAACGGGTTTGCATGTCAAATCCATGTATATCCTCTGTAATACTTGAAAATAGGCCTGAACTCATAAACATGTGCATATCACTGGTATTAACGTCACTTGCTAGTTGCTTCATTTTTTTGATGATAGCTGGTTTAGTGGCCAACTCAGGTCTAGCTGCTACTCTGTGACGGAGTTCAGCTAGTTCCTCCATATTATCACGGTAAGCTTCTAAATCTTGCCAACCTCTGTTTATATGCTTAGTTAAGTATGTAGGCGGTATACCATGAACTATACTTGCAATAACATTACTCGTAATGTTCTCACGAATTACCATAGGAATTTTAACAACGATGGCTACAACAGCTGTTTTAACTAAGCCCTTGATAGCTTTCTCTACTATTCCCGTGATTCTGCGTACAGCATGTGTATCTCTAATCAGAGGTAAATTCATCAAGGTTCTATGCTTGTAGCCAAATATTGTGTCCAACAAGCCTTCTTGAACCCAAAACTCTTTTCCACCCTCTTTGTTATACGTAATATTTTTTTCAATATCATAACGCATTTGTTTGGGTAATGTATCAAAGTATTCCTCTTTATGATCACCATCAAAGATGTTTACCCATTTCTTAGCATTCTTAGTCGTACGATTTTTATCTGCATCAGCCATCATAAGCTGGACACTTCTAGCATTCACTTTAAGTGTAGCTGCTTTGTCTGCTTTACGCATAAACATTGAAGATAGTATCTCAATACTATTCATATCTTGGTTTAAATGCTGTTTAACTAGAGCATGTGACATGCTAACTCTATAATCTACAATTTCATTATTGGAGTTAGTGATTGGTATAAGTTGTTTCTTACCAGTGCGTTGACCTGTCTTAAGCTGCTTTGTTTCTTTTTTGTTTTCTTGTATGAAGAAGTCACTAAGCACTTTTTTGATCATACCTTCATACTTTGGATTTCTAGCAATAATAGATTTAAGTGAAGTACCCTTAGCTTTGCGCGCAGTAACTGAGTTAATACCTTTGGTTCGTGGAGTTTCTACAATATTAGTTCCCACAAATAAAGCCAACTCTACTTGATCAATGCCTTTGATACCTTTTAAAGTCTCAACCATCTTGTAACCTTTACGTTTAAGTATGGCTGCATTGTCAATCATCTTAGGGTTACCATTAGAATCAGTACGTGGGAAACCATTGCCATCTAGCTCTGGTACGTATAAAGGTTCAACAATGATGTCTGTGTCTGTATCCGTAATCACTGTGATATATCCCTTATCCATCAAAGCTCTATCTTTACCAAACAACTCTATAACTGCTTCTTGTTTAAATGATCTGTGTTGTGATAACATTTCGGTAAAGCCATTAAACTCTTTATCAACATCCATTTCACGTTTAGCAAGATTTACTAATGATTCTTGCATTGATTTACTATTGTTAATAGTCTTCTGTATTGCTTGTAGCGATGCTAATATGTCAATAGCATGTTCATCTTTAGTATCACCTTTAGGATCTAAAGTAATACTGTAAGCATTCAAGTACTGATGTGCTGTTTCAGTTTCACCGAAAACCATGTAGTCAGATAACCCATCAATTTCTAGTCGGTAGAAAGAATTATTTGCAGTTCCAAGAAGCTTCTCGTATATATTAATAGCTGAAGCTAGCTTTTTAGGGTCTTCGATTAATTTAACAATATGCTCCATGCTGTACTTACCTTCATCAAGCAATGAAACAGCATCTGTTTTTAATAATAACAAAGTCATAGCCTCTAATTCTAGCTCTGTAGGCTCTGTGTCTGATATAAAGCTATTACGTAAGATCTTAGCTATAGACTCTTTAGTTTGGGCTCTGTTAGCATCAACAGCCTGCCTAGACTCTAATACCATATCCAAAAATTCTTGTGGTGTTATCCCTGCAACTTCACGGAGTACAGATCGCATAGTCTTAGCTATCTCACCTTTAAATACATAATGTGCATTAGTTATGTATCTACGCATCTCTTTAGGTGTTAGGTGTAGTGCTGCTAGTGGTACGTTAACTAGCACACCTCTAATAATTTTAGAGAACAGGCTGTCTGAAGGTAGAATTTTATCTTTTAGCTCATCTCTACGTCTCTGTGCTACTTCATGTAACTTAGGTATGCCTTTATTAATCACTAAATTTTGGAAATCAATAATCTTTTGGTTAGCTGCACTATGTTTAGCTGATACACCCTTTCTAAACAGGTATCTAGATAATGCATTACGGCGATCAGTATTAATAGCCACAATCTCTTCAGCTAAATTAGTTATCTGGTCATGAACAGTAGCGCTGTGCTTTCTATTCTCGAACATATTTTCTTGGAAAGAGGTCAGTATTCTATTTAGTAAATTAAAGAATCGTTGTAGTAAACCTGTGGACTCATCGCTAGTATGTCTTTTAGCTTCAGTACTCTTAAGCTTACGTATCATGCCTGGATTAGTTAAAGCATAGGCTAGAAATTCGTAAGGTGCGTGCTTCGTTTTACCTTTATCACCAAATAAATAATCATAAAGCTCTTTCGCTGCTTTTTCCTCCGCCTTTATATCAGCTGAGGCTTCCGGGTGCATAAAGTCTTCCCAAGTAACTTCTTTACTCATTTCACGATGTAATCTATCTAGATCACCTCTAATCTTCGTATCAGTATTAATTACCCGATATGAGATAGCGTGTATAAGCTCATGGATATAAACCTCTTGAGGTGTCTGTTGTGTAAATGACTTTGGCTTAAATCTTCCAATGTTAACTTCAACATGTCCTGTTACAGGATTATACTCACCACCTGATTTATCAGTCTTACGTGTAATCACCTCAACAGATGTGCTATCAAGAATTGAAGCACTAGGAATAATAAACTTTTGTAAGATACGTTCTAGGTGCTCACGTTGTTCTCTGGACGCTTCAGGGGACGAATAATTGTCCTTAAACACATCATTAAGATTGTCAAAGATATCTTGTGTAAGGTGGCTTATCGAGCTCCTACTAAAAGTCTGTTCTATCTCAGCTGAAGCGCTTTCGTTGCTTGAACCTAAACTACCATTGTTTGTCTTTACTTTCCCTAGGTCTGCCCAATTCATTTGATTAACAACTAGTTCGTTTTTCGCAAACAAATCTTTAACTTCTTGTAGGTCTTTCAATGCACCTTGATGTGCATAATCTAATGCTTTAATTTGTTTGTTGATATTGAGTGAATACCTAATTTTAAGATTACCTGTGTTAACAGCCTGGTGGGACTTTTCACGGTACGCATCAGTAGCCCTCTTTATCCTATTTTCTTTAAGCGCTAGAGCTGCAACTGCTTTAAGCTCCTCCAACACAACACCTAAAACATTGTTCTCTAAATTGGTTTTAATGAAGTCATCATTATAAGTTTTACTGCCCTTATCTAAATCAGATATTGAGAACTGTCCAGCATCATACAATGACAGGAATTCAAAGCGCATAGATACAGCAGCTATATGATGCGCATCTAAATTCTGAATAACGTTAGCTTGTACTTTAGAACCGCCGCTTGCTGGGTCAGTATTAACAGAAGGGGCTGACATTGATAGACGGCTAGTTTTAGTTTGGTCAAGAGTCATAACGCCGTCAGCACTTGTAGTGTGCTCATACACATAATGCCCCAGCTTAACTGGTATACGTGATTCTGCATCCGGAGATTTCTTCTGCGAAATCATAGCAATAAAAGAATCTGCTTCTGTATCAGATTGATGTACTGGGCCTTTATACCTTGGGTAGTAAGTGCCTAGTAAGCTACGTGCTATTTCACGTTTTTGTTCAGGGCTGATTTTATTAGTATCTGAAGCGTCACGAATAGCCTTAACTTTTTCCTCATAGGCATCGAGATAAAAGAAGTATATCCACTCAAAAGCATTACCTAATTCTGTACGTCTACCCATCATGCTATTCTTATCTTCAGGATCACCTAGTAAAGATTTAAGACCAGCATCCATCATAGGACCGTAAACGAATTCAATACCCTCTTGTACTTCACGTAATATTTTTTCGTTAGTACGGGTGTGCTCAGTACTCTTACCTGAAGGTTCAGTAACGTTTAACGTTGCATCTAGGTTTCCTTTTTCTAAAATTTCAACAAAACCCAGTTTGGCAGTTCCACCACGAAGTTCGCTTATAGCATTATCTAAACGTTGGGCATCTTTAGAGGCCTCTTCGGTATTTCCATCATTAAAGTTTCTTTGTATCGCAGCCATCTTGTCCAGTAAACCATCCATTGCTGATGCTGATACTTTACGTAGAACAGACGCTAGGGCTGCACCATAGTTAGTAGTCATTAGTGGGTCTTTTGCCAGATCTCTGGCAAAGTCAGTCAATGTACCATCTTTGAGAATCTCTCCATGAACTTCCTCTAATGCATGTAATACATTTACTTTAAGTTCTGCATTTTTGGTCATCCTATCGTAGATTTTGCCTTTATATAGGCCTGCGTCTTTATTTTTCTTTTGTGCTTTTAGCATCGCTTCCAGTTGGAAGTTTGCAATAGCACTAACATCCCTAGCATCATTCATAGATTTAGCTAGTTCTTGGTACACGTCTAAGTTTTCTGGGTCTGTAATCCATTCACCAAATTCTGTACCTAATTTAGCATCGTAAACACCTACACGCTGTAGACTGGCCATTAAATTATGTCCACCGAACTGTAATAATGCAATAGCATAACCATTAGTAATGCCATCTATCTCAGCAGTCATATCAGTAGTGAATTGGGTAGACGCTCCAGGACGGTAATCAGCTAAGCCAGCTAAGCCTTCAATCAAATGTACTTTATTAGCGAATACAGGCTTACCTTTATCATCCTTTAGGTTATGCACTGACATAACAGCTTCACGTATCTCAACATCTGTAGCGCTATTATTCTTAAATACCTCTACCGCAGCTTCAACAACAGGATTCTCGTATACTTCATTAAAGAATCTAATTGAGGTTACTGCGCTCTGTTTATCAATAGGTGCTCCAAATGCAGCTGCTACTGCAACTTTAAATGCATTACGCAATCTTGGTGTATCTACAACAGTAGGGTTAGATAGTGCTGCTACTAAGTGTCTATGAATCTTACTATTCATCGGATTAATACCTGCACTCTTAATCATCATACGGCCTTGCTTCTGTACGCCGTACTTGTAGTAGAATATGCCATCAGCATACTCATCCATAGCTTCAATTTCAGCTCTTAATGCTGAATTAGCTGCTTCAAAAGAGTCCCTTCGATCCCAGTGTTCACTATCTTTATTCACTACACCGGCTATATCTTCCTTCTGTTTTATAGATAGTGCTCGCCATAGACGTAATGGGCCTTTCATTCCTGTCTGTGGGGTATCTTGTAGTTTGCGTATCAATTTTTGATCTGCAGTTGATACTGCTGATAAGCTTCCGGCTACCTTGGTTTGTACTTCTTTTAATGGCTCAGAATACACACCCGACTTACTAACCACCATTCCTGTAATTGCTTCTAAATGCTCTACCTCACCTCGTAAGAATTTTAAAGCTTCAGCATGTTCTTTAGGGTTGATACCTTTTGGTTTAGCATTGGATTGAATAGTATTTACATTTTTATCACCAAGGAATACATTATTACCCTCTGTTCGTTTTTTGATGACAGGTTTACCATGTCTTAATATAACAAACGGTTGAGAGCTAGCTTGTTTAGATATACGTTTAGGTAGAATGCTTGAAGCATCTACTTGAGATAACAAAGTTATTGCTAAGATGCCTAAGGCATTAGATAAAGTATCTTGTAATTCTAGTGGCGATAGAGGGTAGTCTTTAAGTTCCTCACTACGTTTATTTACAGCTTTGACATTTAGAGCATTAAGCACGTTTGCACCTATGTCTGTGTGCATCATATAAATAGGTATACCTATCATTTTAATGGTGGATCTTTCTTGGTTAGTCAATTTGTCTTTTTGATTTAATCCTAGTACGCGCTTAACCATTACGTCATCTAAATTTTTAATAGCAGAAGCATCTGTACTAATGAAAGCCAGTGCCTGTGTAGCTAAAGCAAACAATACCTCATCAGGTAAAGTCTCAACACCTCTAGGGTCAACAATATGTAATATGTTTAATATATTACTGGAGCTAACACCCTCTTCTTCATTAATTTTGTGCCTGATAGGTTTCTTGTTGCCTTTAGAATCTAAATTAGCTGTCTTATAGATTTCCTTAAACTGTTTGAAAGTTTCAGTTAATGTTTCAATATACTCTGGGCTAGCAACAATAGGCTCCATATTATTAGATAATCTGGTTTCATTGACTTTAGCCACTGCATTTTCTGCTTGCGTTTTAATAGTGTCAGCTGTTACTTCACCTGTAGGAGTAAATACTCGTACCACTTCCCGTTTCTTATCTTTAACTTCAAGTAAGTTAGCAGCATTGCCTCCCTTGGTTTTAAATACAGGGACAAATTCTTGTATGTTATTAGACAAGATAGTGTCACCAGTTAAACCAACTACAAAAGTTTCAGAGGTTACTTCTGATTCTAACTCTTGTTGTACAACAGGGACAGGCTTAGCTTTAGTTACTGACTTAGTCTTAACAGCTTTGCGCATACGGGTAACTTCACGCATAGCTACAGCATTAGCATGGTTTTCCCTTTTATGTCCTTGAGGGCGTTTTAAATTAGCTTCAGTGAAATGGGCCCTTTCGTGAGCTACAACAAACGTTTCCCATTCTTCATACGTCTTAAACGCATCTTCAGCATACGGGGTAACACCTTCCATCTTAGGATTAGTCCAAGCCTTTCTATCAAATGTAGCTTTAAGCTCAGCTTTATCTATAAGTATTTGGTTATTCTTTCTATCTGCTTGCGCACCAATACGTCGTTTACCATCAACAGATGAAGTAATGTTATCTACGTACTTAATAGTCACAGCTGCTGCTAAATCTTTACTAATACCTTTGGCTGTAGAAGTTTCAGGATCAGTACCGAACATAATAGTATCTTCTTCCACACTTTTAGAAGTCTCATCCTTTACAGACTCCGTCTGCCCGGCTTCGTCTTCAACTTTACCTTTATTAGAGGTATTTGCTACTATCTTATCAACGTCATTTACATTATCAGAGTTACTAGATTCTGTATTAGCTTTACCTATGTCACTTAAACTACCTATATTATCTTTTTGTTCCTTTAACAGGTTTGTAATACTGGCTTCATCAGCAGATGTGTAGTTATTAGGATCTAATTTAACTTGTTCTTTAGCTGCGACAACCTGTGTAATCACTTCTTGAGTGGCCATACCATAGGCTGCTTCATTCTGTACGGACTCTACAAAAGGTTTACTGTAATCTGAAAGAAACTTTTTGTTTGTATCTGTTTGAGATATGGCGTAATGACTTTTAGATTTATTAAAGTCCTGAGCATCTGTCAATACAACATCTTTAGGAAGTGCTTCACCATCTCTCATAATAAGAGGTTCAGCAGTTAAATCAGTCTTGTTAACGTAAACAATAGCAACGCCATCTTCTTTAGAAGTTTCTAGAGCTTTAGTTAGAACTTCAGCCTTAGTATTCATGTGTTTAACAAAATTATCTAAGCGATTAAGTACTCGCTTAGTTGCTGTACCTTCGTCTGCCTGATTAGCATACATGTCGAAACTTTGATTAATACCTGATTCAGCATCTATAATCTCATGACTAACTATTTCAGTAGTCTTATCACGGTTACTATCTAAATCTAAACGCTTCTTTTGGGACTTTAATAAAGCCTGTTGTTCAGTAGTAAGCTCTTCAGATTTATTTGCAAGTTCATCAAGGGCTGTAACATCAATTTCATTGATATTTAGTGATTGAAGTACATAGTCATTAGGATTTAGTTTATCGGCAGAACCATCTTTTAAACGTGTCACCTGTTCAGCAGCTATATCTTCTAACACATATTGTGATTCATCTAGGATATCTACGTAGTCTTGGATATCAGCGTCTGTTTTGCCTTCTCTTTTCATTCCAGCAACAACTGTCTTAAGGTTCTTGTGGTGCTTTAACAAGCTAATGGCAGTGTCAGCACCTATAGCCTTATTGTTATCCATTTCACTTAATATAGTTAACACAGAAGTGTATGGGTTGTAATCCGTGGATTTAACATCCATTCCAGTTACAGCTGAAAAGTTTAGCCTGTTAGTCTCTTTAGACTTCTGGACAGTGTCAGTTTTTGCTTTAAGACCCACTTCGATGTTTTCGCCGATAGTGTCTAGAGCTTGCTGTAAATCTTCTTTGATTGTAGCAATATGTTCGTCACGTTGAGTAGTGAATAAACCCTCTTTATGTGGCTCTTTATCAATACGTTCTTGAAAGTCTTCAGTAGTGTACTTAATATTAATATTTGCATTATCCTGCTCAAAGGATCTAACACGTTCTTTGGCTGCATTTACTGTGTCTACTGATTTTGCATTCGCTGATGTAAAGTTGCCAGCAGTAGCAAGAGCTCTATCAAGCTCAATCTGCTGCTCATACATTTTGATACCTCTCTCGAGGCCTTTAATTAACCTAAAGTCAATGTCTGTCTGACTATTACCTTGCTTTAATGTCTCCAATAAAGCATAACTTAGATTAGCTACATGGGTAGTGTCTAGGATTTTTTTATCTAAAGACTTCTCTGCAATAGCTAATACGTTTATTTCGTCTAAATACGCGTCTATATCCATCCACTCAGTTCTAGCATCACCATACTTAGGTTGAAATGCTTTTATCTTATCGCCACGTTTGGAAATTAATTTATCGACTAACTTATCTCTAGACTTTTCAACGTTAACTTTTTGCTTGTCACTTAGTGTCTCATCTTTTAATACTTCAGCACGTTTAGCTATCTTGTCTACCGTAGTCTTAAGACTAGGTGAGATAGTGTTTTTAGCTGCTTTAATTGCAGATACCGGAGCTGAGATTGAAAGACCACCCATAGCTTCATTAACGAAACCTTCACTAGCTTCAAAACCAGTAGGTGTTACTACACTACCGTCTTCCTGGATACCATGCTTAGCAATAGTCTCAGCAGTAGTAGACGTTAGACCTGAAATACCTTCAATAGTCGCAGGTACAAGTACTGCTGCAACAGGTTTAACTACCATAGATACTAGAGGATTCTTAATACCTATTTCACTTACCCATGTAGTCAGGTTTGGAAGCCTGCCTGTAATGGCTTTAACACCCAATTTCTCTGCAGCGATACTAACTACTGCCATAGAGTTTAATAATGCTAAATCAGATCCCTCTGGGACCTCACCATGTATGTCTGTGTACTCACGCTTGAAGTTCTCTTGCGCAGATGCAATAGCAGCAGCTACACCTACATAAGGGATCATTAATTCACCCATGAATGCTGCAGATTCAACTAAGCTATGTACAGCAGATACTTTACGATTCTGTAAAGAATATACTAAGTAATCCCAACCACTATCATCGTAAATCTTCTCAGCTACTTTCTTTTCAAATCCTGACTGTCTACGGTTAACTTTACTGGCAGCTTCAGCTTCTTTAGCTAATGACTTATTGTCTCTAGCTACTCTGTTAATTACTTTAGAGTCTAAGCTTGATAAGTAAGTAAACTTAGGTTGTTGACTGAACAGTATTTCATCTTCTGATAGTTGATCACCTAATGCCAATTTAGTTTCAATGGCTCTATGGTTAGCTTGGTCTTCTTTAGAGATCACATCGTTTTCAGTAATGACCTTGGAGTCACCGGTGTGGCCTAGCGCTTTTAAATCTCTATTCTGTGGGGATTGCCACCAGTTAGTGTGTGTACCTACTAATTGGTTCCATTGATCTACACCTTCTAACTTTGTTAGTGGTCCATCATCTAGAGCTCTTTTGAATCCTTGATTTACAGATACTCCGCCTGAAGCTAGTTCGTTACCTACATTTGTCCATGAGTTAACATCTGCTTCTGCATCTGGGTTAGCTTCAATTTCTTGCTTGTACCAACGAGCTTCTTCAAGTGTTAATTCTGTTTTGTAGAAACCTACTTTGTCTTTTCGTGCTGGGTAGTAAACAGAGAAACTGTTCTTACCAGTTACTATATTAACCTGCCCGTCTCTACCAGCTGCCTTAACATCTTTGGGAATCTCTGCAGTTTGTTCTTCAGGCATTGGGGTGCCCATAGCTCGTGCGTAACTAGCTCTCTTGTCTACATCGAGCATACGCTTTGATGCAACAGTGGGTATATCGTAACCCTTCTTAAACTCTTCGTACTTATTGCCATTCGTAGCTTCATACGATTCACGAATAGCTGTTTGTTTATCGTTGTTGTCGAACCATCTGGTATTAAACTCAGGTGTATTCATAGCAGCGTATAAATCTACACCTGTTTCTGGGTTAGATAATGTACTCTTTACACGCTTAGAACCGGCACGTTTCATATCACTTGGATCGTATGAAACATCAACTTCAGGTAGGTACCATTGAGGCTCCATACCTTCATAGTCTGAGCGTTCCACAACACCCATTTCAGCGTCATAAACACCTTGACCTTCTGTAGCTAAAGCATTGAACTTAACGTCTGCTTTCTTACCCATCTCATAGACCATAGCACTGTTAACTTGGCTAACATCTATGTCCCATAATCTAGCGTAGTGTTCTTTTTGGTAGGGTCTTAATGTAGATTCGTTGCGGTAAGCACTGTGCTCTGCAGTATCGATATCATTAGCACGAGCACCGAAAGAAACACCTTCATCTGTAGTTAGATATCCAGAGTCAGCATCAGTACCTTTGCCTGCCATGTCATCAAACGTAGCATTAGTAGTATTCCATTCATCTAAGAATGGGACATTGCCTTGGCTTATTCGTTCTTGTTTCTCTTTTGACTTTTTGGCTATATCACTACGTTTCTTACGTATAACTTCATCGAAGCCTTTAAATTGGTCTTCGCCAGCATATATAGCCATGTTATGTCCTTAGTTGAAATTTTTAATTAGAGTTGAATCTTTTATAATAGTTTTGTAAGCTGCCTGTAGATGCCTTGTTAACCTCACTATCACGTTTAAAGCCATTAGCTCTTAGGATATCTTCCCAATCACTTCTTGCGACATCGCTGATAGAACCTTCACCACCTGGTACTAGTGTATTTCCAGAATCACCTGATTGATCACCTAGATGGAACTCATCTGCACCAGCTTCATCAAATCTAACAATGTTAGCTAAGATGTAGTAAGCTCTGTTTCTCTCAGCTACAGTGTACTGAGTATCACCTGGAGTGGTAACACCATCTTTTACAGTTTCTTCAACATGTCCAGCTCTAACAGCGAATAGGTTTCTATCTAGAACTTCAAAGAACTTAGTTATTGGGCTAGCATTTGGAGACCATTCATTAGAAACAGTAGCGTAGTTTTTAGTGAAGAAATCAATAGTCTTAGATTTATCCCATTGCTTATTACTAGAACCCCAGTTTGAAACACCATTCTTAGCGCGATTTTCAGCTTTTTTAACCTCAATCTCTGCAAATGTATCAACAGCCTTTTCTTTCTTGTATTTATCGAAGGTCTTAACAGCGTCTAAACGTGACTTAATTGATTTAAGACCTGAGTCTTCCATAAGTTGGTTAACAAACATCTTTCTAGCTTCAGTATCTGCACCAGGAAAACTAGCTGCTGCTTCATTTATTAACCTAACACCCTCCATAAGATCTTGTTCTGTAATGTTTTCACTACCTAAATCAAATTTAGGCGATGTTGTTCTTAGGTGGTCTAACTTGTACGCATTAAGTTGATTGTAGAATGCCTTATCTTTAACGCCTGTAGCTACTGCTCCCTGTGTCAGTTGCTTAAGTATGTCTGCATTCTGGTAATTATTATTTTCCGTCAGACCAGATAAACTAGCATTAACAAAATTTTCTCTATTTACTTGTGCGACTTCTGCAGTTTTTTTAATTTCATCACGACTTAAATTTAGTTTATCGTGATCTATATTTACAAGAAATTTGGCTAACTCCAACGGATTCTTTTTATTATTGTAGTTGTACGTTTGCATAGCAGTTAAGACTTTTTGGTCTGTTGCTTTATTATCTAATTTAAGCTTATCTAATAAATAAGGTCTCTGTTCAGCCCTAATCGAATTAGATTGTTTTGCATTTACAGTTGTTTGTTTTGTAGCTTCTGCATCTAAGTTTAACTGCTCTAGAGATATAGCTCGTTGTTCTTCAGCAATCTGCATAGCTTGCGTTGTTTGTTCACGGGCTTGTAAATTAGAAGCTAACAAGTCTTCATGTGTAGCTATGTCTCTAAACGTTTGATTTTGTTCTTTAAATGACTGACCTAAAGTATCATTATTTATAAAACCATTGCCTTGTGTAGAGTAGTCAGTGTATAGAGCTTTAGCTTCCTCTTGGGTATTTGCACCCATAATAGCTGCAGTAGCTTTATCTGTTTGTAACTTAGAGTAGTCGTCACCGAAGCCTGTAATAGAGTCTAAAATTTGCTGTCTACCTGCGTTAGCCAACTTATCTGAATCATTCATAGCATTAAGAATGCCTGAGCTATTTGCGTACTGTACATTCTTCCAGTTATACATAACTACTCCTAAGTATTAGCTACACTAAGTTTTTCTAAATCATAATCTCTGAATCTGTTTGAACGTTGGCTCTCACTTAAGAAACCACCAGCGTGAGCATTACGTTTATCTTCGACCTCTCGTATAGTAGCTAACTGTAAGCCTGCATTAATATCAAAAGACTTAGCATTTTGAGCTAACTGTTGTTCAGTAATTCGATTACGTTTTTCAGCTGCTTTGGTAGCTTCCATACCCTGCCACCAACCTAATGCTGCTGTACCTGCGTCAAGTGTACCCTTATTGAACCCAAAATCAAAGTCTTGGTTTAAACTATTACTATCCACAAAGCTGCCATCCAGGAATGAGTTTTGATCTGACCCTAACCCCATAAATTGTTGTCTGTTTGCTAATTGTAAGGCGTTAGCGTTCGTACCGCCCCAATAATTATTAAATTTGTTTTGATTGAATGCCATAATTGGTCTCCTATTATGTGTAATTGTATTGTAGTCTATAAGTGTGTCTAGGTGAAGTTGTTTTCAATACCCTCTGGAAGTACTGTGCAGAAGGCATAGGATCGAAAGTATCTACCTTCTGAATATTAAGTAAACCTTGTTGAACGTAGCGTCTATTAATCGCACTATAGTAGTAACCAGAAGCTTCATACTCAGCATCTAGGTCATCTTGCAACTCCTCTATTAGTAATCCTTGGCTTATAGTAGCTGAAGCCATTTGCTCTGCATCACTGATAAGATGCTGCATTTTGTAAGTGTTCATAATGTTTACTACATCTAAAGCTAGCATAGCTGTATACGAATTAGCACCTAGAGTAGAACCACTGGTACCCATAGTAATCAGCAACATACCTACCTGGCCTAAGACTACGTAATCTTCACCAAATACTCCCATAGAAGCTAAGAGTACAACTGCTATGATTACGTAAGCGGTAGACACAGTTATACCTAATGTAGCTGCTAACGTGGCAGCAGTAGCACTTAAGTAAGCTGTTCCTGCGGTAGCTGCCCCTCCTCCAGCGGCCGCACTCGCACTTCCCGCAGCGGGGGCGGCTGTACCTGCAGAGAGTATTATTACTATAATAGTAAGCACGAGGATAATAAATTGAAAATCCCACTCTTCCTTTTGTTCCCAGAATGCATAATACATTTCTAGGTGTAAGCTACTAGTAGCTATAGAAGTCATTGCTTGGTTATTATAGGACTTAATAATACGCCAATCTAAGGGTAGATATACACCTCCGTCATCTGAAGTTAGGTCTATGTATACTATCTTGTGTTGTTGTGATTGAACGTCTCTAACATAGTGTGTTATAACAGGGCTAACTATCATATAACTATCTACACTACCATCTGCATTGATCTTATAGTAAGTCATAGTAGATACTGTAGCATTCAACGCATTTTCATAGGCTATATTCAGGAAATCACGTATCTCATCAGGTATATCAATACCTGTTATAGTTGATGTTAGATCAAGGGTCCCTTGTATAGACTTATATGTAGTTGGCCCCTGTAACCTACCATACTCCCGTAAGTTAATAGGATCCTCACGTACCCCTTTTAATACACTATTAGAGTCTACATCAGCTTTACTATGGTGCTGTATGTCAATATGAGAGTACCTTAAACCATATGCAGATTCATCGAAGGAGACAATTAAATCTATTCCTGTTACATCTATAAGCTCTGTGGCTACGTTACTCTGTTCCATGACATATACAGGAAGACTGTCTATATCTTGCTCGACTGTAAAACCTCTAGTAGATCTAGTATTGAAACTGCCTACGATATTGTCATTAGCACCATCTACTTCATAGTTAAAGGTATGTGTATCGGCTAAAGCTTTAAGCTTAGTAATAAATTCTATACAGTATTTTAAGCTATGCTTATCTTTAGCTTTTAGGTCTACTCCTTGACTAACTGCGACATGATCTAACTTATCCATATCAGGGTGCTCTGCAAAAGCTTCAGCAAGATCCTTAGAGTTAATTCCTAAGAAATTTGCGTAGTCATCATAATCCTTATGTCTATTTTCATCATCATGGAGGTATTTACCATCTCTGCGTATATCTAGTGGTGGCATTATCTGAAATACCGTAGGGTCATTTTCCGGAAGAGTAGTATACGTATCCAGTTCTGGGTATACCCCTGAACCTATATCATAAGTCCAAGTACGTGTAGAGGATGCTTTAGGCCCATCTGGAGTAGCTATATCTACAGTGTAAGTAACATTGTAAGCAGAGCCTAGAGGCTCTGGAGGTAAGTCGAGTGTATAAGAATTACTTGTTACTGTGTTAGTAACCTCAACAGTGTTAGCTACATCATCAGCTGTAGTGAGATCTACATAGAACTCTACGTTGTCCCTTCTAAATGTATTTGTAGAGGTATCTAGATTAAACTCATTAACTAAATAGGCAGACACCCACTCTGCATAATCTAAGTCAATAACAGAGCTATTAAGAATAGTTACTGCACTAGGGTTGCTCGGATTAATTCTAGCTTTAACTAAGCTAGCAGGGACATAGTTGTTACCTATGTTAATCTCAGCAAAACCCTCGTAGTAATCCTTAGTAGCGAACTTCTTAGTTAACTGTCTATATTTACGTCTACTGCCTGCATTATATTCTAGGTATTCTAAACTCTTAAAGTAGTCAATGCCATTAACAGCTTCATTAATAATTGCAAAGTCATGATACCCATCAGGAAGAGCATCATCCGTTAGAGGTGTAGTCACTACATTCCAGTACTGATAAGTTCTAGTAGTTTTAAAAGGGTTCCATCCCATAACTTTAAGTTATGCAGTGGTTACAGTGTCAGATGTTTCCTTAGACGAAGGGGCTACATTTGCATCATCAGGGTAGATGTCGAGTAAATGCCCTACATCCAGGTACATATCTGCATCAAAGTCGCCAGCAGTGTTGATCTGCATCTTGATGATATCTGCAACGTTCCTATTAAAGGCGTTTTTAGCATCATTCACAAAACCTTGAGCTTGTTGAGTAAACAATGATGATTGTTTGCCCATGATGCTGTCGACATGAATAGTCTGTGCATCAGTATTACCCGTCAAGGTTTGAGCATGCTCAGTAATACGTTTCTGTTTAAGTAAATCAACCTCTTCCTGTGTCTTAGCAATTGTAGTAGCTGATAATGAAACACCTTTATGTTGTAAGTTGTTAGTCTGGTTAAGAGTCACAGCGTTAACTACAGGGTAAGCTGCGTCATGTGGATCAGCTGTCATCAAGGCTACGACATCATTCTCAGTCAAGTTCTGTATAGTCACATACGTATATGTATTACCTAGATTACCTACATACTCAATCTCCCAGAGATACTCATTAACTTCCATTCCGTTCTGGAAATGTTCATTAATAACTTGTTGGCGCTTAATGGCTAAGTCAGCATCACTAGACTGGACACCGCTAACTGTCTGAAAAGATAGTTGGGTAGCTTTCTTTTCTTCAGTTACAATTTGTTTAGTTAGTAAGTCAGCTTGCTTGTCTGCTTGCTGCTTACCTAAAACAAACTGTACAGAGTTCTGTAGAGAGCTCTGAATAGCTCCTAAGTACACCGTAGCGTAATCGGTACCTGTTAGTCTACCTAAACTAAACTGGGCGCTTAGATGGGCGTTAACGGCCTCCATAAGGTCATCAAATACTCCAGTACCCGTTACAGTGTATTTACCGTCTGTACTAGTAGTTACGCCACTAGCTTGCGTTAAATCTGAAGTATTGATTATTGCCATATTGTTATCCTACTGAGTTAGTTGCCTTTTGCTTTATTGCAATCTTGTCGATTTCAGCTTGTGTAAGTGGAGGTAACACCTCAACGTTATAAGCCTTAATTGTAGTTGACTCCATAGAGTCTTGACCATTACGTGTAGTCTTCTTAAAGATCTGACACTCTGCAGCCTTGATATTTTCAAAGATAATATTAGGGATGTGCCAACCCTCATCG